TTTAACAAATAACCATTACTAGAACCTGTACCACTGTATGGATGGTAAGCTGATTTGGCAGCTACTGTTACATTTATTAAAATTGGATTAGCACTAGAACCATAAGCTTCAGCTTCTGGTGTAGCTACTTTACCTGCTGGTAATGTACAAAATACATCTTTAGTTCCTGCAGCAAAATTAACTGCTGCATCACTATTAGAACTAGATATAATCTGTGTCCTTGTAAGTGTACTTGCTGCACCGTTTAATGTTCCAACACCTACTTCCCATTCATCTACTGCTTGGTGTGCAATAGTATAATAAGTAACGTTAGATCCACCAATACCTGCTGCAAAAGTATCAAAACCGCTTGACGTACCTGCAAGTGTTACTGCACCTGTACCAACCGTAGTCGTCGTTTCTTTTACACGATCATTAACAACAAATGCCATTAATTACCTACGCTAATTGTATGATAGCAGTTGCTGCTGCCGGATTCGGAAATTCTATAGTGAAAGTACCAGCTGTTGCTGTTTTATCTCCACCAAAATTTAATACACACACTGCTTTATCACTTTTACTTGTATTGTAAATTAAACAACCACGCGCTGTGATCGTAGCTGCTGACCACGAAACAGAAGATGTAAAATCACAAACTGCAACTGATCCATCTAATGTTGGTGTAGCACTAACTAGAGGTTTCCCTCCAGTAGCATACCCAGTTCCACTAGTACCTACTTGTCCAGATAAACCTGTAGAATAAGCAGTTGTAGATGCATCTATTGTTGCACTGTTTGTGTACAATGCTAAGTTAAAAGTATCACCACTTGAAGCGGTGAAGTTATGTGTCCCGACAAGAACTTCTTGTTTAAAGCTGTTTGCTACAGCTGAAGATCCTATTGCCATTATTGTCCTCCTTGAGTTAATTTTTGTGATCCAAGTCCTGGTTGTAATGAAGGTCTAGGTACTCTAAGTACACCAGCTGAATATTCATCACGTTTTCCACGACCCATTTGTTGCGCAGCAACCTCTTGTAAAGTGGTTTCATACGATTGAGTATAAATTTGCAGCATTTCTGCTGGACCCTTTAAATAATTAAAGGCTTCAATAAGACACCCATGTAATAATAACTTAGGTATGTTATCTCCAATCCAAGTAGTAGGATTACTAGAAGTAAGTCTGCTTGGTAATTTAGACATACTTAATTCTACAGTAAAAGTTGCACTTGGAGTAGGTACTACGTATACAGTATTATCATCCCATTGTGAATAATATTTTGGTGTTCCTGTTTGAGATCTATCAGGCCAATATTCATTCATAAAACTTACATCTTTTCTATCAAGGAAAGTTCTGTCTCCAGAACCAGATGCAGGGTAAATCATGAGACTATTAATTGTAGAAAATAAAGTAGGATTAATACCTGTTGCACCAGGTAAACTTAAAAATCCATTACCAACTGTAAAATTAGCAAATTGATGTGAAGTAAAAGCAGGTAATGCTAAATCTCTTAATATTTTGTTTTCAGTAAATTCAATAAAATCATTAACTATAGTATCAGTTAAAACACCATTATAAGCACCCGCAGAATTTGTTGTATTTGTTTCTGTGTAATCTCTTATTTGATTTACTAATTCAGTATATGTTGTCATGGTTTTACCGTAGTTGGTCCAATAAATACTACGCCTCCACCACCCGGACCTGTTGCCGTTGGTGTAGATGTAATGGTTATATTAATAAAATCGTCTTCAACGCTAGATGGTACAAAACCAGAAGCTGACATTAATTCAGAAGGTGGTACACCAAATTCATCTGTTCCCTTAACACCCATTCCTTGAAATTGTGTAGTTGCTCCTTCAGTACCACTATTAGTAGCATTCCAAAACATAATAGTACTAGATGTAGTATAAGGATGACCAGGCATAAATACTTTCACTGTAGTGCTTCCTTGTGTAAATCTAAAAGGATTTACAGCTAAAAGTTGTGTTGTAGCTGGGGCTTCTCTATCCACTCTTGGATTTAATAAAGGAATTGCATCAGGCGTATGAATTTGTGGTTGAATTTGTGGAGCTTTTTTTTCGTATTCACTTGTGTGAACTTTTGCACCATTCCACTCTGTTACCATTTCATTGTATGGAAATTGTAATCCACTACGATCAGAAATAAATAAAGCATATTTACCATTAGCGTAAGCCATTTATTTTACCAATCAGTTACGTTAGATCCGACCCAAGTATATTTACCGCCTTTTTTAGCAGCTCCCATTCCTTGAGCAGTTCCTGTAATATTTTCACCGCTAGCTATTTTAATTTCTTCTCCACCAAATTCTCTGTTAGTTCCTGTAGGTGCATTTCCTTTTGTGGTTGCAGCTCCAGTATTAGCATGAATTTTTGGATCAGCTATTTGACCTCTACCATAATGTCCTATTTTTTTAGTAGAAGCATTTCTAGTGTTAGCCACTTTACTATAATGTGGGTTACTCATTCGTCCTCCTTTTTACATTCACAGTTTCCACAAGTGCATTGTCCACCGCAGCAAGAACCGCCGTTACTACAATGACATTCGTGGTCACAATGTTCACATGTTGGCATAATTTCCCTTATGGTATATATGCTTGTGCAGGTTTAACACGGAACGCTACTCGTTCCCTGTCAGAATTTGCCGCTCTTTGAAATTCTTCTTCATAAATAGTTTTTAATCCTCCAGCCAAAGACGGCGCTCTTTTAACAGCCATATAATAAGCTAAAGCTGCTGTTAAGCAAGGAAGAAAGAAAAAAGGAACGTCTGCATAATTAGTGTATCCTCCAGCATCTTCAATCCTGCTAATATAAAAATATTTCATTATATAATCAGTATTCGGACTAGGATATACAAATAAAGCCATAGGATGTTCTGGTCTACCATAGTTAGAACCTGAGTCAGTAGTAACTTGCCCAGCAACTAAACTAAATTGAGTAGGCCTAGCATCACCTGCAGCTTGTTGTTCTTTACGAGAAAGATTCATATAATCAGTGTTAGAAATTTTAGTTATAGTTACATCTGTCGTGTTACTATCACTAGATAAATTAGCAGTTGCTCCTGCTGCAGCACCTGTTGTAGTAATAGTGGCATCTAAAATATCTACTACATCTACTGGTATATTATAATAATTTAAACCAGCAGTCATAGTTTGAGTACCATAAGAAATAGTCCATAAATTTAAACCACGGTTAGCCCATTCTGAGAATATTAAATTCATAGAACGTCTAGCTGTTTTTAAATCATATCCACTTAAAACTTCAAGTCCACATCTTTCAAATGCTTCTTCTATAATTTCTTCTACAGTAAGATTAAATGTTTTAGTGCCTGAATAAGCCATCTAACCTCCTAATAATTTTTAATCCATTCGCAAATTAAAGTGTATGTTTCACCACTGCTAGCTGCGCTTGGAACAACTACATCAATGTCACCTGAATAGTTGGTTTCTTTTGGATTGTTTATTGCTCCTATAGAACTGAAATCATATGTATCATCATAATTTAAAGATAGTAAAGGTGTTTGAGTTCCTGATGTTAAATCCCATTGAAGTTGTACTGGTGCTGTTACTCCTGCTGAAACATTAAACCAAACTTTGTTTAATGAAACAGTGCTAACTGCTGCTCCTTGACTGTTTGCTGTCAATCCTGAAACGTCGACAATTTTAGTTATTCCTCCTGTTCCATCAGAAACATTTACATAACTTGTTATAAGTTTTTTGTCTCCCTGAAAAAGTGTTCTTGTAGTTACTACGTCTGCCATAATTTAATTCCCCTTTTAAAGAGGGTGGAGACATTACTCTCCACCCACGGTTATATTATTTATTTATTTAGCACTTCCGTCAGTACCATTTGTAAAGTCCCAAACAAAATAGTAAAGTCTAAAAGCAATATTACCGCCTGTTGGTGCAGAGTTACCTACTCCACCAGTAATAATAACTGGATCAGCACTAGCTGTAGTTCCATTAGATGGTAAGATTGTAGCTAAATCATTACCTGCTGTAGCATCTCCCCATTTAATAATACCATCAGCGTCGGCATCTCCGTTTACAACTATACCGTCTACGTCAAATTCAGTAGAATCGTTTGCGTTTACAAAACCAAGATTGAATGTAGGGTTAGTTCCACCTGTTGCAGATCCGTCTACTTCGACACGGTATACTACTGAGTTAGGTGGTAAAATTAATTTGCCAGTTTTCTGAGAACCGAATATCCATTTTTGAACTTCTGTTGTTGCAGCCGCTGTTGCATCTGGAATGTATCCCCATGCTACAAGAGCTACTGCTCCTGCAAATTCAGGGTTAGTTGTTTTTTGTGCAGCACCTACTCTAATTGGTCCGCTAAAAGTTGTTTTTCCCATTGTTTATCCTTTTGTTTATAATCTACTTTCGTAGTCTCTGGGTTTATTTAATATCAAAAATGGGGGAAATTATTTCCCCCATTTTAATTTATTTAGGCTCCTGTTGAACCAAAGATACCTCTCCAGTCAGACCAGCCGTAGCTGTATCTTTCTCTAGCTTTGTATCTAACGTTCCCAGTATCGAAATCACCTTCCATAGCAGTCCTAATAGGCGCTCTAGTGAAGTGTTTAAGGCCGTTAGGCGCATCTGTTTTAACGAACCAAGCATCAGTATCAGTTAGGAAGTTGTTTACAACGTACCCTTCAGGTATCATTCCCATTGATTTGATAGCATTAATGTCGTTATCAGCAGTGCCTACTCTACCCGCAGATTTCATAAGTCTCTCAGCTACAAATTGAAGATTTACCGGAATGATCATTTTCATGCCTCTTAAAGCAATCTTTAATCCTCTTTCATCCTTCATATCAGCGATATCAATCAAAATCTGCTCAAGTGAAGTTTCACTTAAATCAGCAGAAGTTTGCAATTCGTTCTTTTGGATTCCACTAAGAGTAGGGTGATCAAGAGCACAAAGCTCTTTATTATCCCCACCTAAATAAGCTGGATTAAACGCTCTGTTAAGAATGTTTGAAGCCTTTACTTGTTTAGTGTTAGCCATAGAACGCGCTAATGCTTTAGTGTAGCGAGTGCTAAGTTTGTCGTAAAGATTATCCTCTACAGCTTCTTCTGTTAGTGCAAAAGCTAAAGCAATAGTCTCATTGGTATACCTAGCAGTGTAAGTTTCTTGAGCGTCTTCATAAGTGACACCTTGGCCTTCCGGCTTTACAGCTGCATTGGCGAAACCGCCGAGCATTACTTCTTCTTCGAAAGCACGATCAGATGATTCTGAATCGAATATTTCTTTGTCTTGGTTTTCGTATCGGTCATACTCTAACCCGAACAGCGCGTTTAAACCTGGTTCGAGTTCTTTGACCAATTGCATTCTTGAAATTACCATTGTTCAATCTCCTTTAGGTTAAACGCCCAGTTTATCAGCATAGTATTGATGCTCGTTAATACGAACTACCCAGTTCGCATCTGTAGCAGCAATATCACTGTTATCTGGATCTTCACAAATTCTTACAAGTCTTAACTGACCTGTTACGCCTGCATTTTCAGGAGTAGCATTCATTTCAGTAAGAGATTGTCCGTTAATAGTATTACCAACTGCATAAACAATGTTGAAATTTCTTCCTACTTTGTCTTGAGCAATAATACCATTACCTTGAATTTCGTAAAGTGTATTCGGATCATCATAAACGTACGCGTCGATTGTACCTTGAGAAACAGTTATGCTTCCAGGGTAGTAATTTGACCACGTTGGTTTTTGAGTAGTAGGATCTTGATAAAAACAGCCATTGAATACACCAATAGCAGAAACAGCATCACTGTTGCTACTTTTAGTAATATATCCACTTGCTTCTAGTTTAACCAAGTCGCCTTTCATAACGACATCAGCTTCACCGCTAACAATTTGATACTTTGAAGTACCTTCATTGTTAATGTTACTACCAAGTTTACCTACAGGTCTTAAACCAAATGGCGCGTCTTGATTTGTTGCCATGATTTTTCCTCATAGTTAAAAGTATATACTTTACCCACCATGGATAAAATAAAAGTTTTTAATTTTGGGGTTAAAATCTAACTAGATTTTTTGCCACCGAAACTAACTTGCGACCTGCTCTCTCTTGTAACAGGCATACTAGGATGTTGGTCCTTAAGGGGATCGTTAGCAATAGCATCGTCTTTATCTTGCGTAACTTGTGCAAAATGTTTTTTACGCTCTTCAACAGTTTCCTTAGGAATCCTTGCTAGCATTAAACCTCCAACAGCTATAACACCGTTCCATTTACCTGAATCTATTTGAGGCCATTCAGTATCAGGATATTCGTCAGATCTGACAAACTCCCAACCTTCACGCATTCTAGCAGAGACATTTTTATTGTCTGGCTGTCCTAACGTTTCGGCTCTTATCCAGCGATGGACGAATCCAGCTGGCGCAGGTGGTGCGTCTAATTGTGATGGTGGAACCCATGGTTTCCTTTTCTCTGTACGAGATCTGGTTTCGGATTCGCGTGACGGTAATTTAGTATTTTTAATTGTATTCATATGCATTACTCCTTCACGTACTTCGCATATTCGCTTAGTGGCACACCTAGTTTTTTTGCGATAGCTACTTGTGAGGGTGTGAGTCTTACAGTGCCTTTCCGCGCGCCTACTGGTCCACCTCTATTTGCAGAGGTAACCATTTGAGGAGGCGATGTCCTTTTTTCGTCAAACTTGTGAGGAAATGTTTCCCTCATTCTAACGTCTATTTGATTATAATAGTCATCAGAAGCTGGATTATATCCTTCTTCTACTAGTTTACGATGAATTGAGAAAGATGTCAAGGTCATTGGTTCATCTTCACCAAACCATTTGTTTTTATCCGCCCACGCTTCAGCTTTAGGATCTGGTGGTGGAGGTGCTGGTTGAGGTTGCATTTGTTGAGGATTAGGCATTTGTGGTTGATTAGGATTAACCCCACGTGCCTCCATCTCTTTTTTTAACCTTTCGCGTTGAGCTTGTGTAGATTTTACACGTTCAGATTCTATTGCTAAACGTGCTAGTTTTTGTTGTGCATCTACTTGCGCATCACTATCACCTAACTCTACTGCAGCTTTTAAAGCTTTTTTAGCCTCTTCTGTTTCTGCTTCTACACGGCTAGCAAACTCAGTTACATATCCTGTATCTAAATTACGTGCTTTTTGACGCATTTTTTGAGCATCTTGTTGTACACCTTGTGCATACTGTATAGCTGCTTGTTCACGTCTTTCTGATTCACGTACTCTTTTTGTTAATTTATCAATACGGGATTGTACTTTTTTCCCGTAGTCTTCCATTTCACCTTCCGAAGCTGTTTCTTCAATAACAACTTCTTTAGATTCGTTGACAATATCTGGTTCTTCCTTATTAACTTTAACATCGGTGTCATCTAATGTGACATCCACAGTGTTTCCAGTAGAAGGAAGATCAACCATCTTTTCATCGGCTTCGGCTTGCGTTTGTATTGCAGGCATATTTTACTCCTGTTTACTTGTATTGCAAGATATCCTCTGGGTCTTTTACCACAGCAATTATCTCGTCATCGTTTAGTATTCTCACTTCTCCACCTTCTATTCCAAACCTAGATCCAGCATAGCGACCAAATATAATCCAGTCACCTTTCTTGCACCAAGGTCCTTTTGGAAATCTATCTTTATCATAACAATCATCGCCCATTTTAAGAACTAGAGCAGTAACTGTTGTATAGCCACGTTCTTCCATGTGTTGATCTGTTAATAATATACCACCTTTAGTTTTACCTTGTCCTTTAAAAGGCAATACTAAAATACGCCATCCAGTAGGATCTGGTAATCTTTCTAGTACTTTATCGGTAGGTAAATGTTCTATGCCAGCAGTAGCATCTTCTTGTAATTTTTTAAGAAAACGATTTTCTTTTTTTTCTGCTTTTTTATGGTTTTCATCAGCCTCTACAGCTAAATCTTTTTCTTCTAAAGCGAATACACGCTTAGGCAGTTCCTTTGCTGGTTCTGTCATCATTATCCTCATCTTTCTGCAGGTCTTGTATTTCCTGTTCTATTATTTGGTAAGCTTTATACTCACCAACAGCTTTAGCATAGATGTCCATATTTGACAAGCCTGCTGCTATAACATCTTTTAAGTTTTCTTTACGCTCTCTAATTTTTTTTAAAATAATGTAGATCGCGGTTTCATCTTGCATAAATTATTTCTTTCTAGCTGACCCACCTTTTTTCATATTTTGTCCAGCTTTGGGCATCATTGGTGCGCCTGGCATTTGATTACCCATCATTTGATTACCTGGCATCATTCCACCCATATTCTTTTTAGTTACTTTACCACCTTTGGCTTTCTTTACAGTTCCGCCTTTTTTATAAGTAGTAGTCATCATTTTTTTACCCGGTGTTTTTCTTTTTTCGGGTTTTGACATAATCTTTCCAACCATAGTTATCTCCTTAGTATATTTTGGTTATAGGTCTTTTATTAGGTAACATCAAGTTAAAACCTCTTGGTCTAACTTCTTTTTGAATAGTGCCTCCTAAACTTTTTTTAACAATCTTACTTCCATATTTTTCTGTCCAATCTTTTGCTATTTTAGGCTCATTGGCAAATAAATATTTTCTTTGTTTTTCTGATTTAAAAGGCATTATGTTTTTTTATTTTTGTTTGCAAAACTAGTAGCTGCTTGGGGTGAAGAAAATCCCCATTTCTTAAGTGCTAGTGCTTTACGGGTAGGGCTACCATCCGGTTTTGTCATAGGACCTTTCATCCCACCAAATCTAGCAGCAAAAGAAATTCTTCTTGGATTAGTACCTTTTGAAACTGGGGATTTAACACCATAATGTTTTCTTCCAGCATCATTTAATCCACCTGTAGGATTTTGATATTTTTTAATAGTCATTATTTTACTTTTCCACCTGTTTTTTTCTTAATTACTCCACCTCTTTTTTTCCATCCAGCTTTCATCGCTGCATAAGATTTATCACTTACGGTAGATTTACTTTTAGGTCTAGAAGTTCCTGCTTTTTTTCTTTTGTTAATATTTTCTACTAAGCTCATGTTGTTTTATTCTCCACTTTCACTGTTGCGTGTTTAGTACCTCCAACATAGAGGCCAAACCATGCAGCACCAGCTCCGACAACGACTGACACAAAAGCTGATTGTGCGTTTGTTGGATCCGGTAAACTCATAAACCATTCTGTTGTACGCCAGAATGAAATTCCATATAATGTAATTAGTAACCTAGGAAAAATTCTCCAGGCTGATAATCTTTCTGGTGTCATCTTTTTTTCATGTGTGCTAGACCTGCTTTACCAAATCTATATCCAAAAGAACTACCAATACAAACGTATAAACAAGTAGCAAACCAATCCGGGGTATTAGTATCAAGGAAAACAAATCCCTCTGCGACATAAGATTGTGTCCAAGGCAGGAAGCAAGAAATTAAAATTCCGCCGAAGATTAGAGTCCAAAATTCATCTTTCCACGACCCTTTCATTTGGTCTACGGCTGATGCTTCCCATGATATTTCACCAGCTATCTGCTTTTCACGCAGTGCAGTCTTTGCTTTTATTTCTACTAACTTAGATTCAGCCTTTGCTTTCTTTGTCTCTACGAAGCCAGTGACGGCTTGAGAAGCAACGCCTAATAATGGTTTAAGTAACAAATTTAACATACTACCTCCTTAAACTAATTATCCCGCCACGGTTAGCTCTTTGATTTCTAATAAAGTCACCTTGAACGGTTGATTGACCCCATCTACCAAACTCAGGGTTATA